CAAATAAAAATATTTATATTGGCGCCGACATTCATAAAGATTATAGAGGAAAAGGCTATTCAAAAAAAGCATATAAAAAATTTATACCTTATATTATAGAAAAATATAATTTACATAAAATCAATTTAGAAGTTTTATCTACAAACAAAATTGCAATAAATCTTTATTTATCACTTGGCTTCAAGATAGATGGAATAAAGAGAGAAGAAGTTTTTAGAGATAATAAATTTATTGATAGTATTGTTATGTCATTATTAAAAAAGGATTGGGAAATTGAAAAATAAAATTCAAATATTACTTTTTTATTATGAAAGACCTAACTTTATTTTGAATGCTTTGAAAAGCATTCAAAATGAAAAATATGATAATTTTGAAGTTCATTTTATTGATGACGGGTCGATAAAAAACCCAGGACAAGAAATAGTTAAAGAATTTTTTAAAAATGATACGAATATATTATCAAAATTTATTTTTTATAACACAAATGATACAAAAGAGCAAAAATTAGAGAGAGGAGGGAGTATTTTTGGTTATTTTGCAAATGAAGCGATGAAAAATACTGATTCTGATATATCTATAATGCTTTGTGATGATGATGCTTTGTATCCAAATTATCTACAAAATTTAAATAATTTTTATAATAAAAATAAAAGCATAAACTATGCTTTTTCACATGTATCAATTTTTGATCCTTTTAAAGAAAAATTTGAAAATTTTATAGATAACTTTAATACATCATTGAATTTACATATAATTTTAATTAATCCTGTATGCAGAGTCGATGCATCACAAGTATCTTGGAGAACTAAAAAGGCTTTAGAGCATGAAACACTCTTTCCTTTTCCAAAAACTTATGATCTTGATGCTTCTTTATATGAAAAAATGTTTCAAAAATTTGGACCATGTAATTTTACTGGTTTTGTTGGACAATATAAGGCATTTCACTTAGATCAACTTGGCAATAAAAGAAATACAGAACGAATGTACGAAATAGTAGAAAAATAGGAGAATAAAATGAAATTATCAGATCAAGCAGTAGCAGCAGTAATGATGGCCCTTCAGAAGGGAATTTTTGAGCAAACAGATATCACAGAAGTTTTAAAAGATTTTGAACTTATCTGCGATGATGAAGGCTTTGAGCTGTTTGTTACAAATATGCCAACAATCGATCCAAATCTTGTTAATCTTGAAGATGATGAACTGGAAGATGAGCAGCAAGTAAAAGAAGAAGATAAGCAATAATAAATGCCGACATTTAATTTTCGATGCAAAAAATGTGATAATACATGGGATGAATTTGTTCGGGAGAAAACTCAAAAGCCAAAATTTTGTCCTTCTTGTAACAACGATCAGCAAGATGATTTTAAAAAAATATTTACATTTGAAACGAATAATTCTGAAAAAGTATTTCGTCCATATGAAAAAGGTGAGAAGCTTAATGAATTTATTAAAGAAGCAAAAGAATCTCTTGGTGAATTTAAACAAGAAAAAATGTCAAGCGAAAAGGTTTAAAAAAATAAAAAGTATTTTATAATACAAAAAGAGGAAATAAAATGGCTACAACAATAATTGCAATATTTTTAGGTTTATCTTTGGCAGGAAATACTTTATTCTTTTTTTATACAAGATATCTTCTTGATAAAGTTAAATTTTTTGCTTCAAATATAGATGAATTAAAGCAAATAGTCCAAAAATATATGTTGCATATTTCAACAATTTTAGAAAAACATGTTTATGGGGAAGACCCAGTTCTTAAAAGATTACTCCAGCATTCTGGCGAACTTGTTCAAGATCTGAATGATTTTATCCATGAACTCGATGAAGTAACTTTAGAGGTTAATACACCTGATGACAATGGAACAAATTCAAAAGAAAAAAAGGGGTCGTCCACCAAAGGCGACAGCGACTCAGAGTAATATTAAAAAAACAATTAATAAAAATTCTGAATCAAAAAGTAAAAAACCTGACGAATCTGCAGAACTGCAAGATAAAAAACATTATTTTACAAAGCATCATGAAGATTTAATTATCAAGTATAAATCTGCAAAAACAGATAAAGAAAAAAATGAGCTTTATAAACAAATAAAGCCAGTTCTTGATGAAATGGTAGATAAAATTGTTTTTACTTTTAAATTTAATCTTTTGCCAAATTATGAAGTTTTAAAAGATGAATGTAAATTCTTTTTAATAACGATTTTGGAGAAATTTGATCCATCAAAGGGCTATAAAGCTTTTGCCTATTTTAGCGTCGTCACAAAAAATTGGTTTATACATAAGGTAAAGACAAATAAAAAAAGTCTTGTCAAATTGATTTCGTATGAAGATCCAACAAATTCATTGGAATCGGAATTCGTCGACCATGAAAATCAATATGAAGTTCAACGAGAAAAAGAAGATTTTTGGAGAATATTGGCAGAGGAAATGCAATACTGGGATCTATCCGACTTCAAAAGTTCAGATAAAATTGTTCTTGAAGCAATAAAAACCTTAATAGAAAAAAAAGATGAGATAGATATAGTTAATAGAAAGGGAATTTATATATATATTCGAGACATGACAAGTCTAAATCAAAAAGAAATAGCAAAAGCTTTAATAAAAATAAGAGAACATTATTCTAGATTTAAAAAGGAATATGACGAGTATGGGGATTAAGAAATATAAAAATAGTGATGATATTATTGAGGCCGCAATAAAAAATATTTCAGTAGATCGTGATATTTTATTTGATTTGATATCAAGATTAAGAGAAGATATAGAGGAAATATCAACACCAGTAACAGAACTTGGTGCTTCACAATCAATGGTTAAGTATGTTGAAGGTCTTATCAAATCCAATGAACAGCTTGTTAAAATTGCCAGTGTAATGAAAGGAAAAAAAGAAATACCAGCGCCGACAGATGATATAACAGAAGCGGATAGAAAATCTTTTTTTGACAATAAGGATTAAAATGTATAACTGTGAGCAATTTTACAAGAAAAATTATTCGACAAGATAATCTACGATTTAGAGATTCTTTAGGAATTGATTCTCCTTTTCTTGATAAATTTTTTTCTAAAAATACTTTAAAACAAAATTACATATCCAAAAAAGTTCGTGTAATAGAGGTCATCTCAGTTTATATAAATAATGAAACGCAACTTGTAAGTCTAAATAACGAAGATGTAAATCTATTTTCGCAATTACAAAATCAAACAGGCTTATATAAAGCTGTATATATAGAGCAAAATATTTCAACACAAATTCCATCAAAAGATGATGAGGGATACATGGAATTCCTTTCATCAGTCTGTCTTGGAAATAATGGCGGTTTCTTTTTTACAAACGAATCAATATCACCAGATACATTAGTAGAAATTCAATATGACGAAACAGATAGAAATGCGCCAGTTATTTTAAATAAGGTAATATCTACTGAAACGACATCATTTTTGGAAGCTGCAAAAGGTTTATTTGATTCAAAGCAGCAATCATCATTATCGACAGCTATCTCAAAAAATCCAAGTGCAATTGAGGGGCTTGAACTTTTTAATGGAGCGCATCAACAAGAATTTAAAAAGCTAAATCAGCAAACAAAACAAAAATTATCATCAATAGGCATCGGCGATTCTCGATTAAGAAAGGATGCGGCCTATCTTTTTAATAGCGCTGTTAAAGAAGCAAAGATGTTTGGAGTTGAGTTAACCACAGCTGGCGGCTTTGTTACGGCAAAAAAAGGCGGTCCGTCAATGCATTATCTGGGCCTTGCTCATGATTTTGCCATGCCAAGCGGAATGACAGATTTAAATAAAAATAAATTTGTTGTTGTCTACGAAGGCGGCAGACAATGGACCGTATATGGAAAAACATCATTATCGTCTGTCAAAGAAATAACTGTTAATGCTTCTATTGCAAGCACAAATGTTTCAGCAAAAACTTTTTCTTTAAAGGAAGTTCCATATACAGGAAGACTTGTAAATATAACAAAATTAATGGCTAAATACGGATTTGTTCCAATTAGCGCGAAGAATGAGAGCGCCCCGCCAACAAAAAATTATGGGCAGTATATTTCGCAAAATAATGTCAATGGATACGAAAAAACAGAGTGGTGGCATTTTCAACTCAATTCGGCTTTAAAACCAGGCGATCTTTATGGCGAACAGCTTCTTAAAATAATGACAGAATCTGAAGCAAAAGCTCTTGTATCATCTTTTGGCATTTGGGAGCAAGTTAAAAATTATAAATATGGTGAAAATTTTAGATAATGAAGAAAAAACAGAATATAAAATATAATAATAGACCAATCGACAAGGTTGTGCATAGCGAGGCTGGCGGCGAGATTGTATTTGGCAGAGACAGAAGCGCAGGGCCAGAAACAGGCTACGGTGCCCATGAGAACGACGATTCAGAGTCGATCGACATTGTTGTTGGCCGCGGTAGCTCACTACCAGAGATATCGAAAAAAAAAGCCGTTTCTGTAAATATGGATTTAGATGCAGACGCTGCAAGAATTTATTTATCTAGCAAAACAGACATAGATACCAATGGAAAATTAACAGAAGCATCAGGAAATATAAAAAAGAAATCAGCAATTTTTATAAAAGCAGATGCGGTGCGACTTCACTCAAGAAAAAATATAAAACTTGTTACATATGGAAATGTAACATCAGATGGAGAGCGAAATCAGGAATTATTAGGAATTGATTTAATAGCAGGCAATAACGATAAAGATCTTCAGCCACAAATTAAGGGTGAAAATGCCGTAAAGCTTATTGAATCTCTTATGGATCATATAAATTTTCTTAACGATAGATTGAGTTCATTAGAAAATTTTGTAACAAATTTTATTCAAACAGATTATGCAACACATACACATGCAACAGCAGTTGGTCCAACTACACCTCACATTCTTGTTCCAAAAACTATAGCTATTAATGGAAAATTTATTTTAGAATCTCTAAAGAATCAACAAACATTTATTGAGAATGGAATTAAAATAAAAATAAATGGCCTTAAACCTGGCTCAAAATTATATATTTGTTCTCTATATAATAGGGTAAATTAAAGATAAACATGTTAAAGAAAAGTGAATTTATTTTAAATAAGATTAAACAATATTCTGAAACAATTCAACCAGAATCTGTTGGATATATTCTTCAAAAGAATGTAGACCTATACGATATACCGGACGCACTCAGAAAAGATAAAATTGTTTATGATGAGAAAATAAAAACATTTATTAATGAGATAAATTCATTTTTTGTTATTGATAAAAAAATAAAAATTGGTAGAATAGATTTAGCAGAAAAAAGATTAATTAAATCTCAAATTGAATATGATTTTGAAGATCCTTCAAAAACAATTATTTATATTGCTTGTTTTTATGATTTAACAAATCTAAATGATGATCTTGCGGCAACATCGACAAAAGAAATAATTTTTAAAGAATATAGAAAATTTTTTAATGAAAATATTCCTGTTGAATTTTCATCTTTAAAAAAAGAAAATGGTTTTTATAATATAACTCTTAATACAAAAAGACTTTTTAATCTCGATAAGCCAATAAAATATTTATTTCTAAAAGAAACAGAATTAGAAGACAAGACATTTTTTAATATAAGATTTTTAAAACTTTTTGAAAGAAAAGATATTTTTGATACGTTAGTAAATTATAAAGTTATTAATGAAGTAATTTGGCAAGCACAAAAAATTGATAATCTTGAAGGAACATATCTTTATATTGATTCTGATCAAATTCCTATCTATTCGTTAAACAATTTCTTCAATCTAGATCTTAAATTTAATATTTCTTATTATAATATTCTTAAATTAAAAGAAGATAATTTATTTTCAAAATTTAAAAATTCAATTTTAATTTCTTCTAATGATGAAGATTTTATTGATGAAATTTATTATAAAGTTTTTATTGGAAAGACAAAAGAATTATATATAAACATTTCATTTCCTGAAAATTTTTTAAAGGATTTTCAAAAATTAGACGAACAATTTGTAAACTCATCATTTACAAATTTTGTTAAATTTAAAAATATTAATGATTTTAGACAAAAACTTAATCAATTTTATTCTAACAATTCTTTTTATAAAACTAAAATTGAAAAGGATAAAAATAAAATTATCAATATAAATTTAGATAATATTAAGGATAAACTTGAAGATATTTTTCAACAATTTAATGCTTATATAAATTTAAATTCTCTAAAAGAGTCTCAAATAATTATTTTTGCGGATTCTGGCCCATGCAATGATACAACAAATTTACTATGTGTACCAGGCGAAACAACTTTATTTAGAACTAAAGTTCTTATCGGAAATACAGAAAATAGTAATATTAATTTTGAAAAGTTAAATAATGATATATCTTTCTATTGCCTGCTTCAGCTTCCTATTATCTCTTTTGTCGATATCAAGAGAACGACATACAGAGATTTTTATAAAACATATGTTTATTCAAAAATTTTATTTGAAACAAGTACAGATTTTGTAAAAAAGACATTCTTAAATCAACAAGAAATGCAAACATCTAATGCTTTTTCTTATGAATTTGATAGTAGAATTTTGGTTGGTCAATCAGTTACGTCACAAATTTCAACCATAAAAAGTAATTTACAAAGAGAAGAAGAGCTTTTAAATAAGCCAGAACTATATCTATCTGATAGCCCAAAACAAACGATTGCTCAAAAATTAGCCACATTAAATTCATTTGAGCAATTATATGATCAAGTCGTTGCAAGATTTTATCTTCAAGATATTGTAGATGAAGCAAAAAAATGCATTTCGGCAAAAACAAACATCTCAGTAACAACATTAAATAAAATATCAGTCGCATCTTTAATTCAAGAAGCAAATTTCGTATTTGATACAATTGATAATTTTATTGTATTAAGCAATCTTATTCCTTCTGATGTAAAAAATGAAATGATTATTGCATTTCTTCAATGTATGCCATTTTTTAATAAGCCGTTAGAGCAAATAACAAGTTCACCATTAAAAGATACTTGGCTTGAATATAAAAAAAGAATATTAACAATTTTAGGCGACGATGCATACACACCAGAAGAAAAAGAACAAGCAAAGTTAAGAATTTATGATTGTGCAGCATCAACAATAAAACAATATACATTTATGCCAGCAGTTCAAGCTGCACAAGCATATATTATAAAAAATTACCCAGTTTTCCAACCTTTGGGAAATGAATTGGGCCCAATAGCAAGCAACCTATATGATGCAGTATCTGGTGATTTAAGAGAGCAAATAAAAGACAATCCTGATTCATCTTATAGAACAGATTCTGATTATCCTATATCAAATTCAACAACTTCCTTGTTTATTGATTCAGCTATAACAATTGCAACATTTGTAATGCTAGGAGGATTAAAGAAATTTATTTTAGCTCTTTTGAAGGGTGCAAAATGTCGTGATGGAAAACTACAAAAAGAAAAAATACAAATTTCTGATTTTGATGCAGACAATGATTTGCTTTTATTGCTAAAGCAGTACTTGGGTGAGCTATTTAACTTATTTAGTGTTAATGAAATTTGTGATCTTTTCTATGGCGATGGACAATCAAATCTTGATACTGCTTGGATGATTCTCAATAAAGAAGAATATATGCCTCTAAAAACGTCAGATTTGGTCTACAAAAATCAAAAAATTCTTATTGGTGGATTATCATCACCAGAAATTTTAAAGAATTTTATACAAAGCTCAAATATAATTCTTGAGCTTGGAATGAAAGAAAAATGCTCATCAGAAAATCCATTCGATCCAAATAATGAAAACTGTTTAGACACATCAGAAGAATATTGGAACGACAAACAAAAAGAATTAATTTTATCTGGTTATTCTGAAAGTGAGGCAGATATAATTATTGAAAAAGAAAAGCAAGAATTAGAACAAGCTTTAAATGAAATAAATTCATTTAAATTTGATTTTCCTCAACAAGAATCTATTTCACCAGAAATTTCTAAATTTTTAAGAGATTCATTGTTAACACAAGAGCAAAATAATGTTTCATACATTAAATCAGATTTAAAAGAATTAAGTAACTCTTATAAAGAAAATGGCGATTTTAATAAACTTATTGATATATTTTTAAATGTTAATTTAAAAAATTTAGATTATAATTCAAAAGAATATATCAATAATAAAGATATATTAGAAAAGTATAATATTTTATTTTTAAAAGATATTCCAAAATTTAAAGCACCAATAGTTTTTTCAAACACAAACGAACAATTTAAAAAAGTATTTTTTAATAGCATGGAGATGATTGGTGCTCAATACGAAATAAACTATGAAAATGCAAATTCTTTTTTATTTCAAAATTTATTAAACTATAATATGAAACAAATTGATATTTTTTTAGAAAAAGATAATCAAAAGTGGTTTTTAGATAATAAAGATAATTCAAATAATTTATTTATTACTCAAATTATTTTAAAACTTTTAGCAAAAACTAATATTAATGATTTAAAATTTGAATCTTATGATAATATTAAAGAACTTAAACAATTATTGGGTATAACAAATGTCTAAAGAATTTAATATAAAAATACGAAATGTTTCTTTTCTTCACTCTTATATGCTTTATATAAATTATATGTGGTTTCATTTTAATTCATTTGGTTCTCCAATTCTTTATAATAAAGATTTAAAAAATAACGATAAAGATAATAAATGTTTTGAAGATTTTATTTCAACAAATTTAGGTCTCGAAAATATTCAAAAGATTAAAGAAATTTTAAGTTTAATTTATTCTTATGAAACAATTTCCTTAGAATCATTATATAAAAATTATTCTATAAAGGAACAAACAAATTTATTTGATGCAATTAATGAAATTATTATTAAAGAATCATCTTTTAATAACAATAAAGAAAATAAAGAATATTTTGAAACAATAGATGTTTCAACTATTTCTGATGATAAAAATAATTTTTCTTTTAATTTGGGACAAATTTTAAGCAACAGGATTTTATTAAATAAAATATATGCGGAAAATATACCAGCACCAAATTTTTATTTTCAAAAAATCGCAAAAATAGCCTGGAAAAATACAAATGACCTACCAGTATCTTTTAAGACAGTAAACAAAAAAGGATATTCTGTTTTACAAAGTATTTCTTTTGATTCAAATTTAAATGGAATAGTTGATCCAAATTTTATCACAAATAATTTAATTTCAAAATTACAACAATATAAAGATAATGAATCTTTTTTAAACAATTTAGATTCTTTTATCGATCTAGAGTTAGGCATTAGAGTTGTTTTTATTTCATCTTTTGAGCAAACTGAATTTTTTACAAATAAAGATAAATTTTTAAAACAAAATATTTTCTATGATATTAATGATCAAAAATTTTTAATACTACCAATAAAAAATTGTGAATTTTTAACAAAAGAGTCAGCAGAATTATTAAAACAAAATAATATAATCGATTCGAAGACATATATTAAATTTTTAACTCAACAAGAAGAATATAATAAGTTTACAGACTCCATAAACTTAAATTATTATAATAATGCCATGGTCAGTGAAAATATAAGAACATTAGAAAAAATTTATGATATTATTGGCGATATCTATCCTAATATTTCTTATTCATATAATTTGACAAAAAATATAAGTGAGATAATAATTAATAAGATAGGAGAGTTTATCTAATGAGTGATTCAATTGGTCCAAGATTACCACTAACAACATCATCAGATAAATTATATAATGAAATAAGTGATATTTCTGAAGAAGTCAAACAAAATTTTAAAATTTTATTATTGACAAATCCTGGGGAGAAAGTTTTTGATAGAAAATTTGGTATAGGTTTAAGAAAACTATTATTTGAAAATTTTAATACTATCAACTTTTCTATAGAAATGACAATTAAAGAACAAACAAAACGATATATTCCAAACATAGATATTCAAAAAATAGAAATAGTAGAAGACAAAGATAAAAATACTTTATTTTTAAAAATAGGATTTGGAATAGAATATTTGCCAGGAAACTATGATTTAGGATTAATAATTTAAAATGAAAAATAATGTTCCAATAAAATATATCGCAAGAGATTTTGATTCTATCAAACAAGAAATGATAGAATATGCGAAAAAATATTATCCCGATAATTATAAAGATTTCTCTGAGGCATCATTTGGTTCTTTAATGACAGATCTTGTAGCTTATGCTGGCGATATTTTATCATTTTATATAGATTATCAAGCAAATGAATCTTTTTTGTTAAATTCAATTGAAAAAAAGAATGTATTATTAAATGCAAGAGCATTAGGTTATAAAGGAGTAACATCGGCATCGTCAACAGGATTTGCTCAACTTTATATAAAAATACCAGTAGATGCAGTATCGGATGGCCCCTATACAGCTTGCATTCCAATTCTTAGACAAGGCTGTAATATATATTCTGGAAATGGAATAAGCTTTTTATTGGCAGAAGATGTAAATTTTAATGACGACAATACGTTGATATCAGCAGGAGAACTATCAGATACCGGTGAATTACTTAATTATATTTTAAAAAAAGATGCAAAAATTGTTTCTGGCACTTTAGAAACATATTCTGAGGAAATTGGAGAATATGAAAAGTTTCTTAAAGTAGAAATAGATGATGAAAACTTAGTAGAGGTATTATCTGTAATTGATTCAGAAGGAAATCAATACTATGAGGTTGATAATTTAGCACAAACAACAATACAAGAAATTATACCAAATTTAGATCCATCTACATCCGTCTTGGCACCATACAAAATGGTTACAAAACCTTTATTAAGAAAATTTACAGTTGAAAAAAATTTTGATAGAAATACTTTTTATTTACAATTTGGTTCTGGAAAAAAATTAGATATCATGTCTGGCGAAATCTCTGATCCGTCAAGTGTTGTTATAAATGAGTACGGAAAAAATTATATTCCTGATGCAAAGGTAGATCCATCAAGACTATTAACATCAGATTCTTTTGGAATTGCCCCAACAAATACAACATTAACAATAAGATATAGAAGTAATAATGCAAAAGATGTAAATATAAGAGCTGGCGCTCTAATAGGTATAAATGGAGCAATTTTTGATTTTATTAATGGTGGTACACCAACCATTGCGCAAAAAAATTCAGTATCTCAAAGTATAGAAGTAGATAACGAAGAGCCAATTATAGGTGACATATTAGATCCTGATATTGATGAATTAAAAATTCGCTCTTTAAACTATTTTGCAACACAACAAAGAGCAGTAACATTAAATGATTATCAAGCAATATGTTATGCAATGCCATCAAAATTTGGCTCAATAAAAAGAGTCAATGTTGTTCAAGATCCAAATTCTTTTAAAAGAAATTTAAATTTGTATGTAATTTCACAAGATCAAGACAACAATCTTATCAACTCCAATATTATTATAAAAAACAATTTAAAAAATTGGCTTCAAAAATATAAAATGCTTAATGATACAATTGACATTTTAGATGCAAAAATTATAAATATCAATCTTTCTTTTGAAATAGTTTCATCAAATATGAAAAATAAATATGATGTCCTTCAAAGATGTTTAGAAGTTGTTCAAAACTTTTTTAAAGTAAAAATGAATATAGGACAAACCTTTGATTTGGCATCAGTTTATTCTTTATTGAATAGAGTTGATGGCGTCGTTGACACAACAAAAGTTAAATTAGAAGTAAATAATAGCACAGGTTATTCACAAATTTCATTTAATCTAGATGAATATATAACACCAGACAATAAGAGCATAATTATTCCACAAGATTATATTTTAGAAATAAAAAATATTTCAACAGACATAAAAGGAAGCGTTTTATAAATGGGCCTTAAAAGAATTTTTCCAACCAAAGATAATACTTTAACAAATGCCTTTAAAGAAAATCTCTTGAATAGAGGAACAGGCTCTAATATGGGTGCTGCTGATATTCTTGAAATTTTTTCAATTTATGGACAACAGTCGACTTCATCAATAGAAAAAAGTAGAGCAATAGTTCAATTTGATATAGATGATTTTGGCTCATTGCCAAGTGGTTGTTCTTATTATTTAAAGCTTTTCAATTGTCCGCATGGCGAGACAAATCCAATACATTTTAGTTTAGACGTACATCCACTTTCATCATCTTGGCAAGAAGGAACTGGCCTTGATATGAATAGCTATATTGACGAAGGAAGTTCAAATTGGATTAAACGAGATGATAATACAAACTGGGCAACAGAAGGTGGCGATATTCTTCAAGTCACTTCGTCACAATATTTTGATAAAGGAACTGAAAATTTAGAAGTTAATGTAACTTCTATTGTTAACTCTTGGCTGTCTGGAAATTATTCAAACAATGGATTTATTTTAAAATTAGCAAGCGAATACGAAAATTCTAATTTGCAATCATTTTATACAAAAAAGTTTTTTTCTAGATCTAGTGAATATTTCGTTAAACGACCTGTGCTCGAAGCAAGATGGAATGAAACAATTTTTGATGACAGATCAAAAATATTCACTAGCTCATCTTTACTAGGAACACAAAATTTATATAATATTTATTTATACAATATTTGGAATGGCGAATATATTAATATACCCTCGATTGAAGAAGGAGAAATATATGTTTCCTTATATGAGTCTTTAGGTGGGGCCAAATTATCTACTTTTACTGGTTCTTTTGTAGAAACAGGAATATATAAGACACAGATATATACAAATTCAACATCATCAATTTTATATGATGTCTGGCATGATAGTAACGGAAATGAATTCTATTCAGGATCATTTCAAATCTTAACTCACAGTGCAGCAAATAATTCTATAAAACTGACTGATAAAATTTTAACAATAAAAAATCTTCAATCATTTTACAAAAATACAGAACAAGTTAGAATTAATACATTTATAAGAAATAAAAATTGGCAGCCAAGTATTTATACTGTGGCAACCAGTGAAATAGAAAATGAAATTATTAAAAATTTATATTACTACTCATATCGCTACCAAGATGGTTTTGAAATTATACCGGTAATTACATCCAGTCTTTATGAACACACAAAAATGAATTATGATATATCAGGAAATTATTTTAATTTAGATATGTCAATTTATGAACCAGGTTATATGTATTGTTTAGGATTTTATACAAAAACTACAGACAATAAAATAATTAAACTTGCAAATGAATTTAAATTTAGGGTTGAGGATGAGTAATAAAAATTTAAAAAATCTTTTTAATAAAAATTCTACTTTGGGTAGTGCTTTAACTACAAATACATATAAAACATCAAACGATTTTATTGTTAATGAGGAGCTCGAAGGGTTAGAATTTTTAAAAGAAAAAGCAAAAGAAATAAACAATTTTAAGTTTAATGTAGATTATTCAGACCCGGCGAACTTTGCAAAGTTCGCATCAGCCTATCTTTATTACAATGATTCAATAAATTATACACTTGATAGTTTTCCGTATGACGGATCTAAAGAAAAGTATCAGATTTGGAGAAATCAGTCCACAGATCTTGATAAATATCTTATTGATAATGAATGGCCGAGATATTCTGGCTATCTAAATATGGGCGGAAATACAAGCGATGCAATAGATCCTGCATATGATGGTTGGTATTATGGGCTAGAAACAGTACAACAATACGAATTTATAGAAATTAATGGTTATGCAGAAAACTCTCTTTTCTCATCATTAGATAAAAAAAATGATGCTTTTAATCTTTCTTTTTCTGACGGCTTTACGATCGAATTCTTTATGCGCTTTCCAAGTGATAAAGAATTCGGTGTGTGGCCATTGTTTTGTCCGCGTCAACCAATCTTTTCGCTTGCAACCGATGATGATTTTAATTTTAATATTATCTTTGATGCCTCCTCATCAACTGTTAAGTTTGGTGTAAATTATTATGCAGGTTTTGGCTCGCAATTACCAGACGATGAAGATGAATTTTGTTTTATTGAAACAGATATGTCTAATAGCTATGATATTTGGAATCACGTTGCTATCATTTTTAATTTAGATAATATTAAAATTTATATTAATGGAGTATTAAGCGGAACGAGAACCTTTGCGCCCATAACAATACCAAATATTATAATCTTAAACGAGTGGAATCTAAAAGGTTTAATTGGTGTTTGTTATAAGTATGGTTATTTCTATGGAAAGCTTTGGGCCCATCTTGATGAATTTAGAATTTGGAAAGAGCCAAGAACAGAAAAACAAATAAATGATAATATGTTTTGTAATGTTCGCGGTACAGCGACAGAACTAAATAAAGAAACCAATCTTTCTGTTTATTATAAATTTAACGAACCAGATGAGTCTGGCAATATTATAGTTGATTATAGCGGTCGTCTCGTTAATGGAAACTTTACTGCTTTTAGTTATTTTACGCAAGATTATGTATCTAATTTTTCATCTCAAGGACGAAGAGTAAGATTTGCAAATGATGATTTAAGTCCTGTTACATATGAGAAAGGTGATATAATTCTTTATAACAATAATGCCGACTTTCTTGCTTTTAAAGATAGCATACTTCAGGCTGGTTTAGATTATGATATAGAAAATGGAAAAACACTCTTTCAAAGACTTCCATCATGGATCTCAGAAGAAGATAGTGAAACATCACAAGATCTTAAAAAATTAACTCAAATTATAGGTTCTTATTTAGATAATCTTTATTTAAAAATTTATTTCTTAAATAAATTAAAACATATTTCATATGATGGTATCGGAAATGAAGAATTTTATAAGTTTGCTATTAAAAATTTAGGCTTTCCTGTAATAGAAATTTTTGATTCTGCTGATACAATTAATTTATTTTTGGATAAAAATGATGGTGTATCTTTTGAAGAAAAACTATCAAATATAAAAACTATTATTTATCAAAATCTTTATAATAATATAACACCAATTTTAAAAACAAAGGGTACAAAAAATTCAATAGACAATTTATTACACAGCCTTTCTATACCAGATAATTTATTTAATTTAAATTTTTATTCAAACTCTGATATTGAACATACTGGAAAGCTTAAAGATTATTTTAAAAATATTCAATTTTTAAATTTAAACTATAGCGATTCAAATTATAATTTATTTGGCGAATATTTGGTAACACTTTGGCCGCAAATTAAGATAACGCATCTTCATGATTATGAAACAAATATTAAAATTAAAGTACCAACTTATAATACTACAAATTTTAATAACTTAAGTGCTTCTGTTGTTTCATTACATGATATAATAAATGGTCTAGCCTTATATTCTTTGTATTATGTCAGGAAAAATAGCACATCAAATGAAATAAAACTTGTTGCAAATTATCTGAAATCAGGTTCAACTTCTTATTCATTAGAGACAGATTATTTTAATACAAATAATTCTTACCTAGATGTTAGCGTTGGTTTTTCAAAAAATTCAACATTAACAAGCTCATCAATATTGCCAGATAAATTTAATATATTTGCGAAAATAGATCATAACGACACCATCTCAGCGTCAGTTTCAATTACAAATATATCAAGTTCTTATATTAATAATTTTTATAATTCAGATTATGAATTAAACGCAGGAAGAAATAGACTTACAAATGTTTTTACTAATATTGGTATTTCAAATATTTCCTTAAGTCGAATTTCAAATTTATCTGATGTAGAGACTGATGATTCGACTCATGCAGTAATCCAGCCTTGGCAGCAAAATTTTGAAAAAACAGAAAACAACTTTAACCAAATGTTTTTAAACTTTGATTTATCAAAATTTGAATATGCTGATGGATTATATTTTTATAATAATTGTTCAAATGCTCAAAGAGATTATGAGTTTGATGAGACAGATTTAGAAGAATACACAATGGATTTTCAAGGTCCAATTTTAAGTTCAGAACAAGAAACAAAAGAAAAATTTTATATAATTGATAAAATAAACTTAAAAGCAAAAGAAAATCCAGGCCAATATAATATTTCTAATGATATTAATGTATTGGAAAGTGATGATGAATTTTTTACAAAAAACTCAAGACCAATAAATGTATTTTTTAATTTAGAACGCTCAATATATGGAATTTTAAATGATAGAATAATGAAAGTCTTTAAAACATTTGAAGATTTTGCAACAATCTATTCACCACAAATTGAATTTTATAGAGTTGAAAATAAAAGTCTTATTAAACTTAGAGATGAATTGTTAAAAACTATTGATAGTCCAATTGATGTAGACAAATTTCAAGAATATTATAAATGGTTAGACTACGATCTTTCAGATGCACTAAAATCAATAATCCCAGCATCAGCAAATTCTGATCGGCAAGCAAAAAATATAATAGAGTCACACAATCTTGAAAGAAATAAGCTTACAAGATATCTATTGGCGCCAACAACTCCTAAAAAAGTTACAAATGAAGCAATACTTTATGGTGAAAAAAATCTTTCTGTAGTTTATAAAACAGAGAAATACACAAGCAATCCATATTATTCAAAAAATTGGTGGAAATATCATGCACCAAGAGACACAGATACAGTTTCTGAAGTTGGAACATTTCCATTCTCATCTAGCGTCGATGGAATAAATGACGCAAGAGAAAGATTTAGAGAATTAGCAGTTCAAGAAAGAGCTCTTTCAAATAATTTTGCTATCAATCTAGAATTGATAAAACCAATAGAAATAGGACAAAATAATAATTTTAATGAAGGACTAATAAGAGACTCAGAGTATATTTCTGGCGAGCTCGACGGAACATTTATTAATGATCAGACATATGATGATTTTAATTCATTATATAAAAGAAAAATTTTAAATGGTTTAAAAGCTACACTTTCAAATGGAAAAATTTATAATTATAAATTCTTTGAGCCTTATAGATGGTCAAATTTAATCACTGGTTCATCTGTTGACGATGACACATATTTCTCAAGAAGCCCAATAAAACAAGTAAAAAGCTTAATGTCGCCTTTTACTGAAAAATATAATAATAGAAAATTTACACAAAATTATTTAGTAGAAGATCCATCAAATAATAAAGTTTTTCCAAAGTTTATTTTATTCGGTTCGCTAAATAAAATAGCAGTAAATAATGATAAGAAAAAAGAATTCGCCTTACCAGAAGAATTTGAAAGAATTTATTCTACAAACTTGACTAAGTTAACAGGAAGTCAATTTGGTAATTATTCAAATAACAGAGAGAATGTTCAATATGGTGAAATAAGCGATAACAATCCTGGATTTAAGCAGGCACTATTCGTTGCGACTGGCGATGAGCTAAATAATTTGACACAATGCGTCTCTCCTTTTCTTCAAATCAATTATTTAGAACGACCTTTTGAAGAACAAGAAGAGGTAGTCGAAATTGAACCAACAGGTCTTAACGATTATACATTAACAAGAAAAACACAATTAGAAGACGGAGGTTTATTAACCTTAGTAAGCCCAACAATTCTTTATAACGGGAATACAGGCAATTACCAGGAGCTTGATTATGGAATTGGATTTTCATTTAAATTAGTTGGCACAACATATACTATTTTTAGAGCCATAAATACAAATGGATTTGTTAGATTATCAACAAATAATGTTGATGGTAATACACCAAGCGAAATGAATGCCGTATCGAATAGTATAATTATTGCGCCTTGGTGGTCTGATAATGACATGCAAAGTTCAACCGGATCACGTCTTAAAACTGAATTACAAGGAAGTAGTCCAAATAGAGTGCGGATTATTGAGTGGACAGAAGTTCTAGCTAGACAATCTAGCGGCCCATATACGGATTTTTGGACAGGTGAGGAGTATAGTTTTCAATTATGCTTATATGAAACAAGTAATCGTATAGAATTTCGTTATGGAACGGCGGCTGACCTTGGTTCGCCTTTTACGCCAATTGGTTCAACAAAACCAGGTGCAATCGGAATTAAATTAAATACAACTGGTAGCCAATCTGGTAATATTCGTGATTTTTTTGGTTCAAATGGAACGCCGGCCGGATCAGATGGGCCTTTTACAGTAACTCATACTATCTTGCGTGGCGGCATCGAATGGCCAGGTAGCGCAAGCAATACTAGTGGCCTTGGTGCTTATAATTTTCATTTTGAATTTATTCAACCATCACCAGAACCTGTGCATAGAGAATTAACATTTGGAACAGCTTCTTATTCATCAAGAGAAAGCAGCTATAAACAGAGATTTTCAGCGCCAGGCGATTATTGGAATTCGGCTTTTAATAGCGTCTATACTTCGCCATACGGAACAGTCAATTACAGAAATATCAGGGTGAATAAATATCTTAATACAAGATATGCGCTTCCTTCTTTATTTGGTGGACTAGAATCAGGCTCAACAACAACTGGCTCAATTCATAAAATATATAGAAATAGCAATAGCTCATCAATGTATTATGAATATAATAGAAATAATTCTTGGCATACACCATTTAATGCTGATTTGCCAAGAGCAAAGTTCGATAATTTCTTTGTTCAGCATGCGATTCCAAATAATATAAGAAGATATTCAGATCTTGTTGCGTTTGATAAATCGCAAAAAGTATATTACAGCATTTATCATGCAGAATTATATAAAAATATGCTGCTTGGAAATTACATAGGATTTAGAAATTCAGGCTCTTCTGGCTATGCTTATGGCCAAGACGGTTGGTATTTTGATCCAAATAATTTAACAAGAGATGTTTTTGTTTCGACAACAAATCGTATGTATGATACAATCGTTCGATTGATTCCTGATTTTGAAGAAAGACAGATAAATTTTGATACAACTTCTGCTAAGGAAGATATCTTTCAACTATATTATGATTATGTAGAGCCTGATTGGTTAAGCGGCTATTATAACTCTTATTTCCTGAAGCTATCAGCACCAAAGTGGGTTGGCTGGACACAACTTCGCGCTTCAGACAATCAGATCTTCAATTATATGAAGAAAAATAACCTAATAACAAAAGTTTCTAGTAAAAAGAATTGGTTAGATCTTTCTACAATTCAATATCAAAACAATTATTCTTTTGTTAGCCAATCTTTTATTAATTATGATAATCATGATTATGAAGTTGAAGTCGAATATAATTCATATAATTTTGAAACAGGTAAAGAAGAAATAAAAAAAGAAAAAGTTTATACGCAAAAACCTTATAAGCTTTTAAATTCAAATAAAGAACTTATTCAAAAAGTACTTCCAAATCTTTCTGATTTTGATAAAATTAAAGACAATAAATATATTAAAATTAATAAAATAAAATATATTTCATCTTTATATCCAAAAAATGAATATGTTGGCTCACAAAATATTCGCGATAAGAGAGACTGGACACAAACAGATTCATCAATTAGACTGTTTAATAGAAGAACATTTTGGAGAGATGATTATAATAATCGCCTATTGGAAAACATAAGAACCTCACAAGGAATCGTTCAAAGTTCGCTATCAATCTTTTCACAAGACGGTTATAACCTATCATCTTCAAATGACGTAGGTGAAATATTTTATATCAAAAATGATAATACAAGCTTTTCGTTAAAGCCATATATTCAATATATTTCTTCAATGGCGTTAGTTCAATTTTATCAAACGGCATATAATAGAAATTTTAATGATATATTTAATCAAACAACAAAAAGACCGTATTTTGATACATATAAAGATTTTATTGCTGATTTAAGAAAATTTAATGATCACAGCATAATTCCGGAATATAATGTTTCAGAAAATACAAGATCAATAGTCGGAAGAATTGATGACACAATTTTAATACAAAATAGTGGAACAATTTTTGAGACAGATAATTTTTACGATTATATAACAACTAATCAAATTGTAGCAAGCAATCCAACAAAAGTTAAGTTTAAGGCGTCAGCGATTAAAAAATTAAATACTTATAGAGGATTTTATCCATCAGAATATACTACAATTCTTGCAGAGGCATTTAGCTCATCTTATCATGATTGTTTTAGTGGAACATTTTATGAGACAACAGCGAGTGCAAATAATGGAACAGTGTATACTCCTTATGAATATACATCAGAAAAAGCAGGTTTTATTGGTGCACTAAAAACATTATTTGGGCCAGGCTTACTTTATAATTCTTTAAAATCGGGTATTGGAACAGATTATATGCTCCCATATAGCGGCTCAACAGCATATACTTTTCAAAATATAGGTGGAACAGGTTCAGATAAAAATGCAACTTTATCAACATTAAAAATTTTAAATAAATTAAAATTTGAACAAATTTATTCTTCAAATCCTATTCAAATAAGTAAATCATTTTTTGAATATGATTTTATAGGACCAGAAAAAACAAGAATTATTGATTATAGATTAACAAAATCTGCAAATAATAAAAATTTTTATAATAGAATTAATAATTTTTTAAGTGAAACAGAAAACTTTTTTATTAAAACAAAGGAAATTTTATCAAGAGAGCAGAAATATTTTAAATTTAAAAAAGATAATGTATATGCTTTAAATTTAAATGTATTTAAAACAGATAATTATTTTAATATATCTGGAATATCGTCATCTCTTGATACTTTTCGAGGTTCTGTTTTTGGTCC